TACTTGAATATCTGAGTCTGCGAATATCTTGAATGTGTATGAGAAAGTAGTTGTAGAGTTATCACCACTATAACTGTTTCTAACTGTAGTTGAAGATATTGTCATAAAGTTCCTTTATTATATTTTAATCACTATGTCTATTATTATTCTAAACCTTTTGGTATTTGTTTTTCACCAGCTTTTAAAGGTGTTAGCATTTCATACTTATATCCTTGTGATTTCTCTATTTCTTTTCTAACTTCTGGATATTTCTGTAACATATTAGCATAAGCTAATTTTTTATAACCTTCAAATATTCTTTTAATAATATATTCTTTACCACCATCAACAGTTTCATCACCTTCTTTAGCTGATTTATATTGTGATGTTTTGAATGTATTTTCTAATTTTTGTTTAAGTGTTGTACCATCAAAATCCTTAGCTTTACCAACTTGTTCTAACCAATAATCATAAGCAGTTTGATCTCCTTTTTTAAATTCAGTTAAATCAACTTTAAATTTTTTAATTTCTGGTGCAGATAGTGTTAATTTAAGTCTTGCAACTTCATAAGCTGTTGGATCTTGTTTAACATCTGATGATTTTCCAACCATTGTTGGTCCCATAAACCAGAAAGAGAAAGAAGCTATGCCATCTGGATTTATAACTAATCCTGTTGGTTTCTTTTCAATAGGATCTCCAGTTAATATATCTCTTTTTGTTTCTAAATAACCTTTAGCAAAAGGAGTCTTAGCAATAACTTGATCTATAAAAGATCTTGTTTGAAAGGCTTCTTTATCTGGATCTATTCCAAGTAAAGGAACACCTTGAGATCTAAATGATACAAAAGGAATAAGATTACCTACAACTCCACCAAAGAATTGAGAAATGTTTTTAGGAGTAGGTTCAGCTAAAACTTCAAATACATCTGATAATCCTCTTAGATAAGTTTTATTAGTTACATTTTTAAATACTGTTAAAAATGCAGAACCAAATATATCTGATTTATCTTCATCATTAATGTTTGCTATATTTTCTTTTAAATCTGCCATAATACCTAAAACATAGAAACGAGGATCCATTCTGTTGTATTGAACATAAGTTACAGTTCCATCTGAATTTTGTCTTGCAAATGAGTAAGGTTGCCATCCAAGAGATAACCATTGTTTTTTAATATCAAAGTTTGCTGGACCATTACCTGTAAGTTTAGGCAATCTCATGCCATCTTTAGTTTCAACATATTCTAATGCAACATCTAGTGCATACATTGTTCCAGCGAATCCTAGAGCTTGTCTTCCTAGAACTTCTGCTCTTGCACGTCTATCTCCACTATTCCATAATTCTTGATTTTGTCTTGTTAGTAAACCAAAACCAGGAATACGATTACTAAAATGCCTCCATAAGTTTGTTGGTGTTCTAATAAATGGCATAATAAATCTAAACTCTGGTGATTGTCTTAAAAAGTTTTCAATCTTAGATCCCCAGTTTAAATAAGAACCATTAGTTAATGAATTGGTAAATGTAGATTCTCTAGCATATTGTAATGCTTTTTCATTGATAGGATTGTTTTTAATATTTGCTAATCCATTTTCATCAAATCCTTCTTTTAAAATTCTTTCAATATTTTTTTTACCTTCTTTAGATGTAATGTCTAAACGAAGTTCCATAGTATTATTTAAAGCATTAGAAAGTAATCTTCCTCTGTAATTAATTTGTTTTAAAAATTCATCACTTGTAATTAATAATCTTGATGGAAGTTCAATAACTCTACCAATCCAATCTACTGCAGTTCCAACTCTTCCATTAAATCCTAAATTAGCTGCACTGATTGGTCTTACTGTTTTACCATTAACAATTTGTAAATTATCTTGAGTTCTAGCAAGTGGATCAAGAACAGCATCTCCTTGTCTTAGTGCTATACCTACAGCTTTCCAAGTATCTCTAAATGATGTTACCATTCCACGATACTGAGCAAATCCTAATTGAATTGATTTTTTATCTCTTGCAATAGCACCACCAATAACTTGTTCCATTGGTCTAATTAATGCTTCATATAATCCACTTTTTAAGTTTACTGCTTGTGTAAATACACCAGATAGTAATGAGTTAATATAAGCAGAGTTAAATACTTCTATTGCTTTTTGATATTTAGTTTTACCAGCATTTTGAATAACTTCATCTAAAGAACCACTTGCAAATTTTTTAGCAAGAATAATAGGATTAGAATTATATAATCTTACATATTCAGCAGCTTTTTCAGCATCAATAACTTTACCACCTACAGCACCAACTTGTACTCTACCAGCTTGAGTTAATCTTGCTGCACCTCTTATTTGTTCTTTTAATGAATAAGTTACATCTTGAATTAATTTTGTATAATTAGCAATTTCTTGTCTAGCTTCTTTAGTCCAAAGTTTTTCATTTTCACCAAACTGAGCTATATATTTAATAGATGTATCTTGTAAATTTCTTGCAATTTCTTGCAATACCATTTTAGATGCTAACATTCTAACTGTTCCTTGCTTAGCAGCTTCAGTTTGTTTTGGTAATGCTCTTAATATTTCATCTTTATTTCTTGCTAATGTTGTTGCAAGTTCTTCTGCAACGTCATTTCTTAATACATCATTTTCTAAAAAGTTTTTAGTAGCATCATCAAATTGATCTGCAACATCATCTAGTGTTTTAAGAACATGCTCAGCATTTCTAAATGATTTAGTATTTAATATTTTTTTAATAAAAGATTCTGAATCTGCTTTTGCAGTCTTTTCACCAACTTTAAATTCTTTTGTAAGTTCATCTACATTAATTGCAGGATTACCATCAACGATTGTTTTTCTAACAACTAATGCTGTTTTATTACCAGCTTGTACTTCTTTTATTGCCTCACCAGCCTCTTTATAAATTGCATTCTTTTCATCAAAATTTTGTGTGGCTTTAGCTTTTTTAAATGCTTTAATTCCAAATAATATTTCAAGTGGTCCACCAATAAGCATACCCTCTAAAACATTTTTTAATCTTCCTTCCATTTCTGTGTCTTCTTCATTAGTAGCAAGATATTGAGTAACAGCATTGTTTAACACTGGTGAATCAAACTCAACCAACATATCAGATAATCTTCCTTCATTAGGATCAAATACAGTAAGATCTGCAATAGCTCCTGCACTCATACCTCTTAATCCTGTAACAGTAAAACCACCAACTAATCCTGCTCCTTTAAGAAATTTGTTTGGTAAATAAAAACCAGTAATAAATCTTGATACCCCTTCAGTAATATTTCCAGCTAATGTTTTAGGTTTATAAAATAATGGTAATTGTCTTTCTTCTGAATATTTTTGTTCTTTCCATCTTGTTGGAGAAACATATTTTGGAATAAAATCTTTAAATGAAAGTTTTCCATCTTTATCACCAAATTCAATACCACCTAAAGATACAATGTTTTCATCTAAGAAATCTCCTTGCTCTTCAACAGCATTAACAACTCCTTGTGGAATTGATAAAGTCATATCACCAACTGTACGCCAAAAACCAAAATCATCTTCCTTTGGATCTTTAACTAAACCAGATTGTTTAGGTTGTATCTTTTGATAATTTGTTTTTTCTTCGTTAAAAAAATTTAATAAATTAGGATCTATAGCTTGAGGTTTGCCAGTAGGTTTAGGTTCTGGTGCTACTGTTTCTGTAATAGGAACAGATTGCGTGTTTATATTCTTATTAGGAGTATCTGGTGTAGAGAAAAACTCCTGTAAAGCTGGATCAATAGTAGGCATTTATTCCTTCTGTCTTGCTTGAATAACTTTTTGATATTCTTTTAAAAAACCATTAATGTCTGGATTACCATTTTTATCTTTAAATCCATTTAATATAGCATATGTTTTTAGTATATTTCTTTCATCTGGATTTGCATTGTAAGCAGTAATGGCGTCAGCTATTTGTTGTTTTTCTCTTACAATATTAAATTTATTTTTTTGCAAATCAAAAGTTGTAATCTTTGCAATATCTGCATCTCTATATTTATCAATTAATAAATTTGATAATTCTTTTGCATATATTTTTTTTTCTAATTTAGAAGCAGATGGATTAGCAGCTAAGTATTGATTAAATCTTTGATCATATTCAAAACCAGATTCTGTTGCTAAAGTTTTATTTCTTTGACCAGATAAATCTGGAACAATGGCATTGTAAAAAGTTTTTTGTAATATATCTTTTTGAGCAACACTATACTCATTAACCTCTGTTCCTTGAACAACTTTAGCTTTAATTTCATCGTGTGCTATAGATTCTGATAATAAATTTTGTTTAAAATCACTCCAATCGCTTAGTTGTTTGCCTTTTAATACTTTTGTACCACTAGCTCTTTGTAATGTTTCAAACTCATTTGCTATCTGAATTGCTTTATCATAATCAGAATTAGGATCTCCTTTAACAGCAATCTTAGAAATTTTTTCTTTATAAGTTATAAATAATGCTTTTGATAATTCATCATCTTTAACAAATCTTGATGCACCAAATGCCTCATCCATCTTAGCAAAATTTTCTTTAGCATTTGCAGTTCCAATAACAGAATCTAAATCTATTAAAAATAAATCTTTTTCAACTGCATTTCTTTTATTAATTTCATCTATTGGAGATAACTGCATACTCTTAACAAAATCACTTGCATTATCTAACATTGATGTTTTAACTTGTGCTTTGATAATGGGATTGTCTTTATAAGTTATATATTTTGCAGCTAAATTATTTTGTGTAGTATTATAAGAACTAACACTTTCAGTTTCTAATGCTTTAAAAGATTGTTTTTTAATATTGTAAATATAATCACCATACTCAAGATCTAAATTTTGTTTTATTCTATTTCTTACTCCAGCATTAGAAACACCATTTAATTTTTGTTTTGTTAATTGTTCCCATTTGTTTGAAAAATTTTGAATAGCGTTTGTTTCGTTAAAGTTATTTTCTTCTTGTTTTAAAAATTTATCTGCTTCACCTTTAATAATAAAAGTTTCTTTTTTAGCCTCAATCTTTTCTGTTAAATCTTGTTGAGCAACATAATAATCATTTAATTTTTGAATTGCTGGAACTAATTGAGCAACTGGTCCACCATCTAAGGGTGCTTGATATTGAGTTTTAATATCAGCAACATCTGCTGTCATTCTTGTTTGTGCTGTAAATGTAGGTATCTTTGGCATAGTTTAAGCGAATGGGTTAGGTATATTACTTAATAAAGTTTTACCAGGTTTTGATTCTCCAAAAGTAACAGCAGCACTAGCTAATGTTCCAAAAGCTGCTGATCTACCTCTTTCTCTTGCAACTTGTCCCTGTATTCTTGCAAAGTTAGCTTCATTAAATTTAGATTGTTGTGCAATTTTAGAATTATAATTAATTGTATTTCTTTCAAGTTGTGCTTGAGTTTCATTGTTATGTAAAATTCTCAATCCAGAACCAGATAGATCTGCACCTGATGTAAGTATTCTAGTTGTAGTTTGTCCCTGTAATTGATTAAACTTTTGATCAAATCTTTGTAAATCAACTTCTGTTTGTTTTTCTATTTGAGCTGCTTCTAGTTCAGCTATCTGTGCATTTCTATTATAAACTTGTTGATTATATTTACCAGCTTCACTTTGATTTTTAGCTTGTACTAAAGATAATCCTGCTGATACGTATGGTAAAAAAGGTAAAGCTACAGCCATTAGTAAATCCTCGCAAATCTATAATGATCAGTACCATCAAATCCGTAGCTTTTCATTAATCCTTCATTAGTAAATCCTAACCACTTAGCAAATCTTATACCAATGCCAAAGTCAGTTCGTACTGCAGTTTGTAATCTTTTAATATTATTAGATGTTGCAAGATAATCTATATTTTGCTTTACAGCTTTTGCAA